GCTGTATTCTCTGCTGCCGTGGCTAAAAATCCCACGGCGAGTCTGGGGGGGCTATCCTGGCCCGATACTGAGGTGGAAGTTATACGCTGGATGTCCCCTCCGGGACACTCTTGACGAAGGGAATCTCTTCCCAAACCGTCTCGAGACGTATAATTTGTGTACCCTTCCCCAAAGCGGCGGAAAGGAGTACATCACTTGGGCTCAATTCAATGAGCTCAGTGTCCGTCACCCATGGCCCGAGGTATGGCCAATTGGTCACAACTCGACGCTTCTCACAAATGCTCACTTTCAGACCATTCTTGGTCTTAGGAGGCACACTACTAGGTACCAGGCCGAACGCCTTGAAGAGATCGCTACCCTCTCCTAAACGTAGCTGCACGAAGTGTCCAGCCTCACCCTTGACGGGCGAAGGACCGAACCACCAGAGCTTGCAATAGTCCGTTTCCGGATTTTTGGTAGGCTCAGTGAACCTCGTGTAACTTTGGTTATACAGCCAAGTGACATACCCTGCCTTTCCCGAGAGTTTCATCTCCCGGTTACCCTCGTAGAACGTTTTGCATTGGTAGCCCAAGAAAGTCTTGGGCATCCCACGCTTACATCCTTCGGAGTAAACGGCTGAGGGTACAGTCTCGTCGAAATCCATGATGAGACCGTCGTCTGTTTCGCCTAAGGGTATACGGCAATGCAACACCCAGTGCGGTAGATGGGAAATAACCCAAGACCACACAGGTAGAAGCCTGCCATCCCGATAACCGTGCCTGGTCCTCGACCAACGCACGATATTGTTAGCTAGCAGTACGATACTCGACACGGTATTTAACTCCGTATCGACGTAGAAAGGAGAAACGTCCATCCCGTTGAGGTAGTGCTTCCCGCACGACTCACGGAACCCCGGTTTAGGATCGGCAAACGTCTTATCGGTATTAAACCGAAACCCGCAATAAGCATAAACCTCCGTAAGGAGGCCCATGGCTTCAACGGGCACAATCAGATCGTCGCCGTAAACCGAAATCTCCGCCGGAATGCCCAAGTCCTGGCAGACTGCCCATGCAAGAGTCCAAAATATAAGAGACTCGAGCTCGAACGTAAACCCGCAGCCCATGGCTGAGAAGAGCTCATATTCGTGCAGTTTCTGTTGTCCAGGAGTTTCAACCAGAGCGTGAGTCGACCGCAGAACTTCTAGCAGTCGAAACCAAGTGGGGTCGTACTTTTCAGAATGGGGATGATCCCCTAGGTACTTCCACACGAGAGCAGACGTGACACTGTTGCTTGCGCTTTTAGCGTCAACCGTCGCCTGCCTACCGCTCATTGAGGCCTGAAAGGCCAGTCTCTGGTTGATGGTCTGATCGTTCAAGTTTATGCCTGCGTCGAACATTGCGCACCGCATACAGTACCCGAGGGCTAACTGCATGTAGATTTGCATATCCGTCGTGACACCTATCGTCCGACCAGTCCACGCGTTCTTGGGAACGCACCTCAGTAGGTCGTAATCGCACACGGAGAGTGCGAGTGTCACCTCTTTGATTCCCGTATCGTAATCATGGCCATATGCCCACCCGGGCATTAGCGACATGACGGTACGGGCCAGAGGAAGAGCCGCCCTACTTACTTCGGGTGTGCCTGAGAGTTTTCCATAAACGCTGGCGTCTTTTCGAGCCAGTCGTGTGGTCGCCCCCGGGCCGAACCTCAACCCTCCCAACCATTTCTCCCACGAGAAGCGGCCCAATATCTCCATTGCTTTACACGACGCGACGTGAAGTATTCGCGAGGCGCGGCAGTTTTCTGCCGAATAAGAGAGTAGCCGATCATTCGTAGAAGCGTTTACAGCCTCGTCTTCAAAGAACGAGTTAAACGCGGCTGCGGTTGTGTCAACCCCCAGGTCGAAACCCGGGTATTTCCTAACTACCTCTTTTACGAGGTAGCGATCTCGAAACCGAGATCCCTCAATCTCTTGAGGCGGGAAGGGCTGTCTTGTTGCTCGCGCGGCGTCCACGACTCCCTCTCTTTCGAGGGGGACGTCAAGGGCGGCGGCGATACGCACGACAAGCTCCAAAGCGTCGACAGGAGAACAACGGCCATCACGGTCAATAGTTTTACCCATGAGAAACTCCATTGGGGTTCAGGCCGGGCCAGGATGGCACCGACCAGTTTGTGTCCGAGTCGAACGAGATGCTGGTACAAAATCTCCGGGAACATGAGGAACCCGGCTACCAGACGAACTCGCCCTTATCGATGGCATCTGCCACGGGATCGACGAGGAGAAGGTTACTTCCCATCACGCGAACGTTCTTAGCCGCCTGCTCTTCCCAAGTCTTGGGAATAATAGTAGTGGTTCGAACAGTCGCGTAATCCGCAACACGGGAGACCGTAACACCGTTGATGGTTTCGTCCAACACACGGGGTACGAGTAAGACTGTCTCAGTCTTCGTGAGACCCTTCGGTTCCGCCACCTTGAGGGTGACAGTCTCGCGGCCTTCAGAAAACGTCGTGGCGTAGTTTTGATACTTCGCCAAATCACCCGACACCCCGCGAGGGGAGAAGGTGTGAGAGACAGGAGTGGATTCGCCGTCAGCGACGACTAGGGGTACATTGTCAGCCATTAGGTTCTTCCTGATGAGCTTGGTTTAACGAGGATTACCTGCCCTAAATAGGCACAGGAGCGATTTTAGAGAGAGACCGTCAACCCCGAAGGCGAAGACGTTTTAACTCTTGAACATCAAGAGTGTCTGGCTAGATACGCAGGCCGCGCATCCTCCCTTTGGCCTTAGCCGCTGCCTTCCCATTCCCAAGCACGTTGGACAGAAGGAATATACTGTCCCACATACGCTCGAAATTGAGAGGGTCCCGCTTTACCACTATTGACGGTACAGGTGGCGTCGTATAGACACCCCTTGTAAAGCCCGTTTTGTGGTGCCTCGCGGGGTAGGGATAACTCAGCTGGATACTTGCCGTACCGATTGGCAACGGGCTGACGACGGAGACAAGCTCCTTCTTCGACAGGTCGTAGTATCTAGTAACGGACCCGGCTTTGAACTTATAGCCGGTGTTCCAAGCGTTGATTGCTGAGAGGAAATCCCCAACTCCTATAACCCAATCCAATACAAAGGAATAGGGCGTCACCTCCCAAGCCGTCAAGGCTGGATTAGTGACTCCGACATCCTGGAGGGTTAGATAGAAGCTTTCGTCGATCGTGGCGTCCATCCGAACATGCACCTCGTGTTTCCGGAACGTTAATGTCTCCCGATTAACGGGAATCACATAGTACCGGCCGAAGTAATTGCTCAAGGACGATTTTCCCGATTCCACCGCAAACCGTCGCGAATGGTTCGTGGCGATATAGCGCTCAAATGTGCCGTTATCGGCCTTCGAAAGCGCCTCGACTGCACCCGATATGTCCATTATTGATGGAGCAATACCGTATCGGGTGGTCAACCATGCGTTCTTAACAGCGGTAACCGGTTCGCCGGCTCGCCACTGCCTGAGAGCTTCTGGAGTCCAGCCGCGTGGTACACTCTTGTCCCAGCGCCACGTTTTAGTGGTTCTGTTCTTGTAGTGTGTAACCCACCGACCTTTCTTCAAGTCTCTCAGTAGACGCGTAGTTGCTCTGCACCAGTCCGTCACCATGTTGGCAGTCTGTTTACGTTCAAGGAACGCGACAGATAAGTCAACAGCCCCTGTTGCGAACTTCTTCAAACACAGCGTTTCGGCTTCCGCCTGAAGCTGGTCGAGGAGAGATTCGCTAGCGGGCAAAGGTGCGGTGATGGCAGAGACGAATTGCCTTGCCTCCGTTGTAGTGGATGCAACTTTTTTATAGTTGCAAACAGGACGATCCTCAGTGTGGCGGAAAGCCGCATAAGAGGTCGGTGAGCGCCACCCATAAGCGTCGGGTGACGTGTGTACACTGGCCGCACGAAATGCAGTAAGACCTTCTCCGCCACACTGGAAACCGGGACAAGTTGGGTAATCGGTCTTTTTCAAGACCCCCGACTTATAATACGTCCCGATAAAACCGGTGTGTCCGGAAGTATAGGTTTCTGCATCGTGCACGGCATGTGCTCCTGTGGCGAGACAACAAAGTTGCGAACGTCCAAAACTTCGGCACGTCCGAAGAGAGGGGCTCCCAAGGGAGCCCC